TGGTAAGTCTATTCCAGTCGTAGTAGGTAATTTACAGGGTGCAGATAAGATACAAATAACCTGTAGAGAACAAAACATACCCTATATTCTGATAGACCATGGCTACTTTCACAGGTCATCTGAATTAGAATGGGCTAGATTCTGTGTAAATAACTACCATTGCACAGATTGGCGTGTGTCAGATAGGGGAACACCTAAAGTTCACGATTATCGTAGCGGTGAAAACGTAGTTGTGCTACCACCGGCAGAAAAGATAGCTTATATTTACCAAACTTCTAATTGGTTAGACAGAACAATAGAAGAGATTAGAAAGCATACAGAGAGAAAGATTGTCATTAAGCGTAAAGGCGAAGGTGACTTTAAACAAACATTAGAAAAAGCTCATGTCATTGTGAGTTTTGGTAGTGTCGCAGATGTAGAAGCACTTATTCATGGTGTCCCTGTCATAGGTTCACCTTATAGCCCTGCAAACCCTGTATCCAATAACATTAAAGACATAGAAAACTTAACATATTTTGACAGAACAGCATGGTTAAGCTCATTAGCTGCTAGTGAATGGCATAAAGATGAGATGGACAAGTGCTGGGATAGATTAAAAGGACAATTAGATGGCGTTTACTAACTATAATTCGTTTGTAACTACAGTAGAAAGTTACTTAGCACGAACAGACTTGACAACTGTCATACCTGACTTTATTCAGATGGCACAGTTAAGAATGACACGTGACTTACGAACAGAAGCAATGTTAAAAGTAGCTACAACTACTCCTACAGATAACAAGGTAGCATTTCCTACTGACTTCTTAGAGTTAAGAGAGATGCACTTTCAGGGTAACCCACCTATTTTGTTAGAGTTCCAAACACCTGACTTGTTCTTCCGTAATGGTCAAACAACATTATCAGGTCGTTCACACTACTTTACAATGTTAGGTACAGAGTTTCAATTTGCACCTAGCCAAGATACAGATTACACCATTCAAATTTTATACTATGCTCAACCAACATTTATTTCTAGCACAACTTCTAGTAACTTGTTCTTAGCATACTACCCAGACGCTTTACTTTACGCAACATTAGCAGAAGCAGAACCGTATTTAATGAATGACCCAAGAGTAGCAACATGGTCAGCATTATACGACAGAGCTATTGCTAATATCAAGAAAAGCGATTTAGGTCAAACATACGCATACACAACACTAAACGTAACACCACGATAAGGAAACTATTATGGCAGAAATGAGTAACTTTTTAGAGAACGCACTTATTAATGCAACTCTACGCAATACAACGTATACATCTGTAGCAACAGTATATGTATCACTATGGACTTCAGACCCTACAGATGCAGGTAGTGGTACAGAAGTATCCGGTGGTTCTTATGCTAGAACAGCAGTAACATTTGCTGCACCATCTAACGGTGTAACTACTAACTCTGCTGACGTTACATTCCCAACTTGTACATCTTCATGGGGAACTGTAGGTTGGATTGGTATTAATGATGCTGCTACCTCAGGTAATTTACTTTACCATACAGCATTAGATACATCTAAAACAATTGACTCTGGCGATATCTTTAAGATTTCAACAGGTAATCTTTCAGTTACATTAGCTTAATTAAATAGAACAGTCGTAGCCAAAAGGAAAAATTAATGACTACAATAGTTACCAGAATAGGTAAAGGTTCTGCTTTAACATATGTAGAAGCTGACGATAACTTTACAAACCTTAATACTGCTAAATTAGAAAATGTAAATAATTTATCAGATGTTTCTAATGTAACTACTGCATTTAACAATATTACTCCATCACAAGCAGGTAATAGTGGAAAATATTTAACTACAGATGGTTCTTCAGCATCATGGGGTGCTTTAGCAACATCTATTAGTGGTATCGTTAAGGGTAATGGTAGTACATTTGTTGTAGCTACTTCAGGAAGTGATTATGCTCCTGCAACATCTGGCACATCTATACTTTATGGTAATGGTTCAGGTGGATTTAACAATGTAACTATTGGTTCTGGATTATCATTTAGCACAGGTACATTATCAGCGACTGGTTCAGGAACTGTTACATCTGTAACTGGAACTGCTCCAGTAGTATCATCTGGTGGTACTACACCAGCTATAAGTATGGCTGCTGCAACTACATCTGCAAACGGATATCTTACAAGTACAGATTGGAATACGTTTAACGGCAAATATTCAACTGGTGGTGCATTAGGTACTCCATCTAGTGGTACATTAACAAATTGTACTGGGTACACAACAGCAAACTTAAGTGGCTCAATTAACTTAACAAGTCAAGTTACTGGAATACTGCCTATTGCTAATGGTGGTACAGGAACATCAACAGCATTGGCTGTAAACGTAAAAGTGTTTGGTGCTACAGGTGATGGAACAACAGATGATAGATCAGCTATTCAAAGTGCTATTGACTCTATATCTTCAGGTGTAGTTATATTCCCAGCAGGTAATTATCTAATTGGTAATAACGGTTCTGGTGTAGGATTAACATTAAAACCTAACGTATCTTTAATATCATTTGAAAGTGCATCTGTATACTTATTAGCAGGTGCTAACTCAATTAAACTATTAAACTATGTCAATCCATCAACTACTACATTAGTAAGTAACTTTGTCATTAGTGGTATTAATTTATCAAGTAATAGTAAAACAGGTTGTACTGGGATAAACATTGACGGAAACGCAACAGGTGCTAGATGTTCATATATTCAAATATCAGAAATGCAATTAAATGGTGCGTTTAGTAATGGCATCTATTTAAAATACTGTGCAAATACATACTTATCTAACTTGTTTGTTAGCGGAACTAACGTGGGTGTTACACTAGATAATTGTGCTGATAGTGATTTAGTTAATGTTAAGGTGCAATCAGGTTCAAGTTATGGATTTCAAATAATTGGTGGTGGCGGTGCATTTGACGAAGGTACAAGATTAAGTAACTGTTCTACAAATGGACAAGTTTATGGTCTATACATAAACGGAGCAGACTGGGGAATATGTACAGGATGTTCATTTACTACAGCTACAAGTGGTGCATTATTAACAAACGGTACTAACACACATTGGAAATTTACAGGATGTGAGTTTGCTGTGGCAGGCGGAAGTCCAGCAAATGCAGGAGTTAATCTAAATTCAGGATGTACTGATTTTATATTTATTGGATGTGTTATTAGTTTAAATACATTTGGTATGGTATTAAGAGGTAACTTACATATTGTAAGTGGATGTCATTTTGAAGCAAATTCCAATGTTGATTTATATTTAGATGGCAATTCAAAAGCTGTAGTAAGCGGAAACATTTTTACAAGTACTGGTGTTAGCCAAAGCGTATTAGAAGCATCATCAAATTATACTAATGCTATTGGTAACATTAACAACGGAACAATATCATTAAGCGGTGCTAATTCAGCAAGTGCTAATAACATAAATTATTAAGGTAAAACATGGCTTTAGTCGTTAAAGATAGAGTACAAGAAACAAGTACAACCACAGGCACAGGTACATTTACGCTTGGTGGTGCAGTATCTGGTTTCCAGTCATTCTCTGTAATAGGTGATGGTAACACTACTTACTACGCTATTGTACTAGGTTCAGAATGGGAAGTAGGTATAGGAACTTATACATCTTCAGGCACTACTTTATCTCGTACTACTATATTAGAGTCTAGCAATGGTGGCACAGCAGTAAACTTTAGTGCTGGCACAAAAAATGTATTTGTTACTTATCCTGCTGAAAGAGGATTATATACAGATGCTAGTGGTAACGCTATTGCATTAGGAACACCTGCGTCAGCAACTCTAACAAACGCTACAGGACTTCCTTTATCTACAGGTGTAACAGGAACGCTTCCTATTGCTAATGGTGGAACTGGAACAACATCAACAACTTTTGCAAATTTAACAACTAACGTAACAGGCACACTACCTGTTGGTAATGGCGGAACAGGTGCTACAACACTTACAGGTATTGTTAAAGGCAATGGAACTTCGGCATTTACAGCAGCAGTAGCAGCAGACTTTCCTACACTTAATCAAAACACCACAGGAACAGCAGCAGGTTTATCATCAACATTAGTAGTAGGAAGTGGTGGCACAGGAACTGCTACAGCTTTTACTGCTGGTTCAGTTGTATTTGCAGGTGCATCTGGCACATACTCACAAAACAATGCAGGTTTCTTTTGGGATAATACTAATAGTAGATTAGGTATTGGTACTACTAGTCCTGCAGCTAAATTAGACATTGGTTCTGGAAACTTAAATTTTAGTAGTACAGCACAACGTATTACTGGTGACTTTAGTAATGCTACTTTATCTAATCGTGTTGCGTTTCAAACTAGTACGGTAAATGGAAATACAAATATTCACGCTATACCAAATGGAAGCTCAACAACTGCTGGATTTAAAGCAGAGTCAGACCCTGCCATGACTAATGGATCTTTCCTATCAATAGATATAGTTGGCGGTTCTGATGCAAAAATTAGTTCTGCGATTAGAGGAACTGGCACATACCTACCAATGACATTCCAGACTGGTGGCTCTGAACGGATGCGTATAGACACTTCTGGTAATGTAGGGATTGGTACTAGTAGTCCTGGGGCAATATTACACACAGTAAAAACATCTGCAGGAGCTGCAACTGTAGGAGCATTTTTACAAAACTCAGATAATACAACTTCTACGGAGACTAGATTAGCGTTTTCGGCAAATACAAATCCATTATCAGATAATAGATATGGATGGATTGGATATGTAAATACTGGTGGAACAAATGGTGGAGCACTAACTTTTGCTACTACTCCAGGCGGTCAAGCAGCAACAGAACGTTGGCGTATAGACTCTGGCGGTGTATTAGCTTCTAGAAGTTCATACGCATCAGGAGCAATTCCTTTAAATTTAGGATCTTCTGGTGGTGGTTATCCAGTTGATCGTGGAATTGCAGTTTATAATACTGCTGGTTCAGCTATTCCATTTATTGCCTATACAAGCACAACAACACAAGCTGGATATATTCTTACAAGTGGTTCAACTATTTCTTTTGTTCAAGGTTCTGATTACAGATTAAAAGAAGACATAATTGATATGGACAAATCAGCAACATTGTCTAAACTTATGCAAGTTAAGCCTGTAAACTTTGATTGGAAAGATGGAACTAAAATAAACCAAGATGGTTTTATTGCTCATGAACTTCAAGAAATATTTCCACAAGTAATTCATGGTGAAAAAGATGCGGTAAATGAAGATGGTTCTATTAACCCACAAGGCATTAATCTTGCTCAACTTATTCCATATCTTGTAGCGTCTATTCAAGAACAACAAAAACTTATTACAACATTACAAGAGCAAGTATTAGAACTACAAACAAAAGTAGGTAGTTAAAATGTTTGGCATAAATGCTTTTTCAGAGTTTGCATTTAGTGCAATAAGATTAGAAGGTAATTATGTTCTAGCGTCAGCAGCAATAACAGCAGATGCAACCGTAAGTGCTTCAGGAACACGCTTTAGAACATCTACAGCAAGCATAAACGCTACTGCAACAGTTACAGTTACTACAAGCGGTGCATTCGTATTTGGTAGTGCAGTTATAAATGGATTTGCCACAGTATCTGCATTAGCTACTAGAACTACATTTGGTAATGCTGCTATTACAGGAACAGCCATAGTAAGTGCTACTGGTGGTTCTATTGCACTAGCTTCAGCAAGTATCACAGCAACAGGTACAGTAACAGCATTAGGTTCATTAGTTAGTACTGGTGTAGCTTCTATTACAGCCAATGCTCAAGTAGAAGTAAACTATAACATAATAAGAACTAATAGTGGTTCTATCACAGGAATTGCTACAGTAACAGCACTTGGTGGTTTAATAAATTCAGCTAATGCACAAGTAAATGCTTTTGCTACAGTAACTGCAAGTGCTAAAGCTATATATTCAGCTTTTGCTTATGTAGAAGGTGTAGGAACAGTTACCGCTAAGGGTACAATACAAGGTGAAGGATGGATACCTGTTACTCCAGGTGATGAAACATGGACACCAGTTACTCCAGGTTCAGAAACATGGACAGAAGTATCAGCTTCTACAGATATATGGAATTGGGACAATAACCCATCTTATGTAAATGCAGGATATTTTGTTATTGGATATATAGAAGATGATGAAAATTTTAGTAGTACAGAGTGGACAGCAGTAACTCCAGGCAACGAACAATGGTTAAGACAAGGATAAAAGATGGCAAAAACCAAAATTTCAGAATTTAGTGCAACATCAGCAGACAATACGGATATAACTAATATCAATATTGCTGAAGGTTGTTCACCAGCTAACGTAAACAATGCTATTCGTAGTTTAATGTCATTGCTAAAAAACCAACAAGATGGTTCTAGTGGTGATCCATTTACAGTCGCAGGTACATTAGTATCTTCAGGTCAAGTTGACATTACAGGTGCATTTAGACTAGACGGCACAGCAGGTGCTAGCGGTCAAGTATTATTATCAGCAGGTGGCAGTAATACTCCTACATGGGGCAATGCTTTCGTTGCTGGTATGATTATGTTATGGTCAGGTTCATCTGCATCTATCCCTACTGGTTGGTTATTATGTGATGGCTCAAGCTCTACACCTGACTTACGTAACCGTTTTGTAGTAGGTGCTACATCTACTTATGCTGTAGGTGCTACAGGTGGTAGTGCAGATGCTATTGTAGTAAGCCATACTCATACTGGAACATCTACTGTATCAGACCCTGGTCATAGTCATTCAGCAAGATTAAATGGCGGTTATGATGGTGGCACACCTTCTGGTTTATCACAATCACCTACAAATGCTGGAACAGCGTCTGTTAATAGTGCATCCACAGGAATTACTGTTTCAACATCTATTAGCACAACAGGTTCTAGTGGTACTAATGCTAATTTACCTCCATACTATGCACTTTGCTATATTATGAAGTCCTAATATGCCTACACAACGCATAGCTTTTAAAGACTGGTTACCTGACCAACCTAGTATATTAGATACAGTATCAGAAGCTAATAACGT